CGACCCCAAGAACAAACGCTCCGAGGTGAGCGTCAACGACCTCCGCAAGTTGGGAGTGAAGTTACCAGTCAATGATTCGTTAGTCGCCAAACCGCCTATCTCGCAGGACTATCGGGGCTACACTCCCGAATACGCAAAAAAGATAGGTATCCCCAAATAAGGTTATATAACTATGTATCCCCTATTCATTTCCCCCGATGACCTCGTAAAGCGCACCGCCATCAACGGCAATGTTGACCGTGACCAGATGGTGCAGTTCATCAAGATAGCCCAAGACATTCACGTTCAAGCACTTCTTGGTACTGCCTTGTACAACGCCTTAAAGAACGATGTCTTAAACGATACGTTGACAGGAAACTACGAAACGCTGATGACTGACTACGTTCAAGACGTACTGGTGCATTACGCAATGGTTGAGATACTTCCGTTCCTTGCCTACAAGGTGAGCAACGGTGGTGTGTTCAGAAAGCAAAGCGAGAACTCGGAAGGCATCGATAAAAGTGAATTGGAATACTTGATTCAGAAGGAGCGAGATACGGCTGAACATTACGGAAGACGCTTGGTATCGTACTTGACTTTCTACGGATCCCTCACGCCCGAATACTATGAAAACCAAAACGGACAAATGTACCCTACCGATGGTCAATCGTTCCACGGCTGGTACCTATAAAGTGAAGCCAGAGAACGAAGTGAAGTTGATAAATTTCTTAAAAGAGCAAAATGGCAAATAGCATCGGGTGGGGTAATATCTACTGCTCCTCTAATTGGGGAGACGAGGATTACAATACGAGGGCAATAGGTGACGTACCTACTTGCTTTGGTAACGCATATATTTATGCGGATGCGTATGTTGCTCGTGTTGCCGCCGATAGCGGAACCACCGAAGGGTACGAGTGTTTGGTAAATGCAATTGACGCCTTAAATTTTAACTGATGAGTTCATTTTACGACGATGCAAGTTTGGTGGTTATACCAAGCGGCTATAAGACAAGCAAGGTATATGCTGAAAAACCGACAGACGGCAGCGGTGATTTAGCGTTCACCCGCACAGGGGATACGGCAACCCGTGTAAATTCTGCGGGGCTGATTGAGAAGGTGCGGACTAATATAAATACATATAGCGAGCAGTTAGATAATGCAGCTTGGACTAAACAATCCACAACGGTAACCGCAAACGCTACCACAGCACCTAACAACACATTAACTGCTGATAAGTTAATTGCAACAGCCACCACGGCGTTTCACGGTATATTTAATGTCAACGCAACTTTAAGTAGTCTTCACACATTTAGTTTTTATGCTAAAAAAGCAGAGTATAATTTTGTTACTGCTCTTGACCAATTTAGCGGAACATTTCTTGCCTCTTTTAATTTAGATACTGGAGTAGTATCAAGTGGAAGCGGAGCGAGTATTCAATCAGTAGGCAATGGTTGGTATCGTTGTGCGATTGCGTTTGATGGTGCAGCAAGTGCTGTTGTTGCTACTTTAGCCCCAAGCCCTTCAAGTGCTTCAGTTAACTATTTAGGCGATGGAACAAGCGGTATATTCGTTTGGGGAGTACAGCTTGAAACTGGCGACATCGCCACCGAGCCAATTTTGACTACTACGGCAGCGGTATCGGTAGGGCCCGTTGCTAACGTACCCCGTTTGGATTATCTCGGCTCAACCTGTGGAAAATTGTTGCTTGAGCCGCAGCGGACTAATTTGATGACGTTCTCGGAGCAAATAGATAATGCGGCTTGGCTTAAAACAAATGCGACCATTAGTGCGAATGCTGCAACCTCGCCAGACGGCTACCAAAATGCTGATAAGTTAATTGATAACGCAACGCTGGCGGGGCATTTTATACAGCAAACAATTAGCATTACTGGAGTTCATACTTTTAGTGTATTTGCAAAAGCCTCTGAATCTTCAGTAATTACGTTGCAAATCCAGCAAGTATCGGTTACATCAAACTTTGCTTTAATTTATTACGACCTTATTTCGGGTCAAGTTGAATCGGGGGAATTTAGCACTTCGCTTTCTGCTGGAACAATACAAGAAATGAGCAATGGCTGGTATAGGTGTACAATAACTTATACGCCAATAACTGCGGGAAACCACAACGTAAGGGTTTTCGTTGCCAAAAACATAGGCGGAAACAAAGTTGACTACGCTGGTAATGGAACCGATGGGGTATTTTTATACGGCACCCAACTTGAAGCAGGAGCCTACGCCACCTCGTACATCCCCACACTTGGAGCATCCGCAACACGTGGGGCAGACGCTTGCAGTAAGACGGGGATAAGCTCACTAATTGGGCAGACGGAGGGGACTTTGTTTGTGGATTTTACAATAAACGCATTAGCCAACTTTGGTACTCCAATAAGTGTAAACGATGGAAGCACTAGTAACTACATTTGGCTTACTATTTTCTCAAACGGAAATCTTCGTGCTGAACTAAATAATGGAACTGTACAAGCGGCTATTACTTATGGCGGTGCAGTCGTTGGCGGCCGCTACAAAATGGCGTTTGGTTACAAAACAAACGACTTTGCGCTGTATGTAAATGGCACGCAAGTCGGAACGGACAATAGTGGTACTACTTTTAGCGGTACAACTTTGAGCCGAGTGGATACAGACATCACAAATGCGTCCGTATATTCTACCGCTTCCGAGTCAATAAACCAAGCCCTCCTATTCAAGACCCGCCTAACAAACGCCGAAATGGCTTCGTTGACCAGCTTGTAATATGGCCGTAGTTTATATACATATGAAGCCCAATACTCGGGATATCTTCTACGTTGGGATAGGTAACGACATTAAGCGTGCCTATCGAAACGAGGGGAGAAACGACCATTGGACTAAAGTGTATAACAAGTACGGCAAGGTGGTTGACATCATTGCGCAAGACATAAGCCTTGATGCGGCAAAGGAGATGGAAAAACATCTTATTGCCTCACTAAATGATTCGCTCTGTAATAAAACTCTTGGCGGTGAAGGATTTTTTGGCGGTACGCATTCAGAAGAAACAAAACAAAAGCTTCGAAAGGCTAATACTGGTAAAAAACTTTCTGATGAAACAAAGCAAAAGATTAGCGAGAAGTCCAAAGGGCACCCTAACTATTTAAAGTTTCATACCGAAGAAGCAAAGATGAAAATCTCTGCTGCATTTAAAGGAAAGAAGCGAAGCGAATACTTTTGCCAACGAGCTAAAGAAGCAAAGCAAGGATATCGCCCGCACCCATCTTCTTGGGAGAATGCTGCTAAACTTAAAAAAGAGAATGCTTCTCTAATCAAGGAGCTTACTACTGGATTTGTTGGCAAGATTTGGGAGATTCAAGAACGATTCGACATTCAAAAACAAGCAGTATACTCAAACTATAAACACGACAAGCCTATCACCAAGTTCAAATGGGCTGGTCTTAATTTTGTAAAACTATGATATTCCGTAAATACGCATTTGCTGACTGGGCAACATCCAAAGCAGCAATCCAAGTAGAAGTAACAACACCCGAAGGAACGGAACTCGTCTGGAACCAAGACCTCGTTTCTTGCGTAGTGGAAATTGGCCACCTATGTACGCAATGGGGAACCGATGCCGAGGGTATGCAAGTATGCGAAGCAACCGACCCACTCTACGCCGTTGACATCGTATGGCAGGATACGGCTCTTGCTGCGTACGAATCAGCGTTGGTATGGCCTAACCCCTGCGGTGTAAACTCTTTTGGGTACACGTTAGATACCGAGTACGCCCAAGCGTTTTGCGTAGCGAATCCCGAAGCAGCATACTGTCAACCTCCAGCACCATTCGAGATATGAAAGCAGATAGCTCAAGTGCAGTAGCAACGTCTTGGAGTTTAGCCGTTGGAGGATTAACGATTGCCGAGGTGCATCAGATAGCGGGGTTGTTTGTAATGGCCACCTCTTTCGTGTACACGTTGTGGCGTTGGAACCGAGACATCAAGAATGATCGATAGAATTTTCCGCAACCCAAAGACCACGACCATCGGACTTATTCTGATGGCTCTTGGAATGATATTGGTGTGGTTCGAGAAAGCAACACTCGCAGAATATAGTGCCTTCTTGATGGGCGGCTTCGCTTTGATGATGAGCAAGGACGGCGAGAAGAAGGTTAAGTAAGGGCAATAAAGCGCACTATAAGACGCATAAACCCATCACGAGGCGCATTTTATGACCCATTATATATGACAAAGAACTTCACCCTCAAGGAACTGTGCGTCACCAAAACGGGGATACACAACGAACCGAATGCCGAGCAGAAGGAAGCGTTGCGTTTACTGGCGGTAAACATTTTGCAACCTGCTCGTGATGCTCTTGGGCCTATTAAAGTGACGTCTGGGTTCCGCAATGCAAAGGTCAATGCAGCCATCAGCGGCAGCCGTTCCAGCCAGCATATGAAAGGTGAAGCGGCTGACCTGCAATGCGATGACAACGCTGCTCTGTTCAAGTTCATTAAGACGCTGGAGTTCGACCAATTGATTTGGGAGTTCGGAGATAAGGAGCAGCCCGACTGGGTTCACGTTTCTTTCTCCAAGAGAAATCGCAAGGAAGTCCTCCGTGCGAAGCGAGTTGGAGGCCAAACCAAATACACCCCGTTCAAATGAGATGGCTCCTCCTCCTTTTGCTGGCCTCTTGCTCTGCGGAGTGGCACTTGCAACAGGCAACAAGAAAGGGAGCAAGAGTCACCCAAGAGAAGTGGGACACGGTAATCGTAACCAAAGAGCGACGCTTGTTTGACACGCTTGTCCTCAAGGACATCGACTCTGTTGTTGTCCAAAAGGACAACGTCCGAGTGAGTTTGATTCGCAAGTTTGACACGATCCGAGTGAAAGCGATTTGCCTGCCAGACACAATCCGAGTTACCAAGTGGGTCAAGACCACCATCAAACCGAATGAAAGACCTGTTCGGACTTGGGTATTCATTTCGATATGCTGCTTCCTGCTTGCAATGCTATTCGCAATAGAAGGCGCAAGAAGGCGATAGAGGGTATTTAGAAGCGATTTGCGGGACTTTCTTTCTCTCGGTGGGTGTTTTCCTTACTTGAGTATTAAAGTGCCTTAAAACGGCTCTAATTTTCTTTTATTAATTTTCTTTAAGTTAAGTTTATAGAAGTAATAGTTACTTACTTAAGTAGTTATATATAACTAACTAACTTACTTATATACTACTTACTTTGGTAAAATAAACCAAAATTCGGACTACGCAACTTTTTTCTTATTTTTTTTTGAGAGAGGTTTGCCGAATGAAAAAAGACAAGCGCAGACGTGACTACTACCAACAAGTCGAAGAAGGCAAAGCCAAGAACGATTACACCAACGCATTCCTCAACCACTTCGGATTCTGCGACTACCCAAAGTCAGCAAGCGTCAGCGCAGACGAAAGAAAGTATCGAAAGACAGGAGGAATCAAGATGGCGGGCGATAATGTCTAACGGCAATGAAGGAACCCACTACGACCTCCACGGCAACTTCACAGAGTCATTCGTATGAATTGACCCTCGGAAAGGTTCCGTCCTTGAACAAATACTACTCGGGAGCGCATTGGGCTATCCGTAAAAAAGAGGGAGACCTTATCCGCAACCACCTTTTGATGCAGCTTGCACAGTTGCCGAAGGTGGTTCTCTCGTCTTACGAGATCCACCTCACCCACAACTACCGATACGACAACGACAACTGCATCACGGCAATCAAATTCGGGGCAGATGCTTTCCGTTATTGGGGAGGTTGTGTTGATGATACCTCCAAGTACTTCACCAAATTGACAATTCAAAAGGACTCTGAACTCCCTGTAAATACTGGGCTTTTGAAAATAATTGGAAAAAAAGTGTAGATATATTTTTTTATTCCAACTTTCTTTTGTTACTTTGCCTCATCATTAAAAACCAATCTAAATGAAAGCACACGTTCGAAAGCTGGTTGCGTTGAGCAAGATGTTCCCCAACCACTACGCCCTCATCTCTGACCGCACAAGGGTCACCGTCCAGATGGACTACGATCAAGATACGTTTGACCAACTCATCGACAACCCCAAGTGGACTGCCGACCTGTCAGACATTGACTTCACCCGTTTCACCCGTGGCAACTGCCAAGTAATCCTTGCAATGTGATGGAATACGGAACCCGCACCAACTGGTCGCAAGAGGCGGCACAACAAATGGTTGAGTACCTACAACACCGAGTTGAAGCAATGGCCGCAAAGATGGAGTTCTTGGAAGCCGAGAACGAGGTACTCAAGCAAACTCTCCTTCACGAATTAAGGCACTAACACCCGCCTCCGAGAGGTGTTAAAAAAACCAATCTAAAAAATGAAGATTGTATCTATCTCCCCCAACGGAACGTGGAACTCAAACGACGGCAACACGTTCTACAAATTCCAGATTCAGTTCGACAACGGACAAAGCGGAACCCTGTTCTCAAAGAGCCAAGATGCACCGCATCAAGTAGGCGAGGACATCAACTGCACCATCAACGAACGAGGCACCATCAAGGTCGAGCGTTCTGGTGGTGGTAACTGGAACCGAGGCGGTGCAGCACCTCGTGCTAACGATGCCGAGCGCACCGCATCTATCGTCCGTCAAGTTGCACTAAAGGCAGCGGTAGAACTGTCAGCAGCTCACGCAGCAGCAGGCAAGTCAATTCCTACGGATAACATCCTTGATCTCGCAGAGCGGTTCAACGCTTGGCTGGAGAAAAAAGAAGTAAAGCACGAAGCGCATATGGCTATACGCCAAGCGGTAGAGGAGTCGCCTTTCTGATTGGTTTTGGTGGTGACTCTGGGGGGGTAGTGATGCACCCCCCAACTTGGTCGGGTGTTGCAGTACAACTGTTGCCTCATTTGCAATGCTGGTTCGAGTCCAGCCCCGACCGCAAAAATTCCCGCATCTGGAATTTATTTTGTTTATTTGCACAAAACCAATCTTATGCATCCAGACATCCTGTCCATCACGGACACAAGCCCCTTTCTCGAACGGGCGCAAAAAGGTTCTTACTTCGATATGGGGAGAATCGGTAACGAGAAGATTGACGAGTTCCTGCGATTTAAGGAGGGGGAGTTCATCGTCTGCACGGGTCACGCCAACGTGGGCAAGACGCACACGATGTTCTATCTGATGCTGATGCAGTCCATCACCCACGGGAAGAAGTGGCTCTGCTATGCGGCGGAGAACGAGGTTCACTCCATCCAACGAAAGCTGATTGAGTTCCTGCACGCAAAGCCAATCAACTTGATTCCAGAGGCGAAGATGCACTCCGACCTGTGCTTCATTGATGAATACTTTAAGTTCATAAACCCGAACAAGATTCTCTCGGCATTCGAGCTGCTACAAATCTTCAACGAGGTATTGAACGAATGGCAGTACACGGGTGCCTTCATTGACCCGTACAACTCCCTGCGTACCGACCAGAGCGTATTGGGCAAAACCTCGATGCACGAGTACCACTATGAGGTAGCAAGTGCCTTTCGGGTGTTCTCACACAAGGAGAAGGTCACCTTGATACTTTCCACCCACCCAGTCACGGAAGCAATGCGGAAGGTTCACCACGATAAGCACGAGTACGCCCGCCTCCCGATGCCTGTAAACATCGCCGACATTGAACACGGGGGCAAGTGGGGAAACCGCTCTGACTGTGTAGTCGTAATTCACCGCTATTCGGGCCACCCTACCGACTGGAAGCATACCCACATCCACGTCCGCAAGGTCAAGGAGACGGAGACAGGAGGACGCATCACCCCTTATGACAACCCGATCGTGCTGACCTCGATGATGGGTAACGTAGGATTTACGATTGACGGACAAAATTTATTGAACTGTGTTGCCGTTTGAGTTCTTCCTCCAGCAGAAGGTCATCGATCTTGGCACAACTGCCCAATGGATTTTGGAGCAGCACGGTTACGATGGGGCAAAGCACTTCAACAATGTCTTTGACGCCTCCCGAACCATCGAACAGTACCGACAATTTCACAACGAAATATCAATGAAATTCTACCAGATGTCAGTTGAGAAGCAGGCACTCGAACAGAAGGTCTTGCAACTTGAACTTGAACTCCAAAAAAAATATGAACTATAAAGATTTTTGCGTACTGGTCGACCATAAGGACGACGGCAGACGGACGCTTGTGAATGTCAAGGTGCGAGCAGCATTCGCACATTCATTCCGAAAGCGGTATAAATTGGTAGAGCTTGCAGAGCAAATGGGAAAGACCCACGCTACGGTGATTCATTATATGAACCTTGAGTTCAGAAAGGATGCCGAATACTGGAGATGCTACCAGATAGCGCAGTCAATAATCAATTCAGAGGAAGTAGTAGACACCCTTGACATTGATACTTTGGTCAAGGAACGTACCCAGATGCAGCAGCGTTTGGCGATGAAAACTACGGAAGTGGCTATGTTACAGGAGGAAGTGGTACATTTACGTCTAAAATTAGAGCGATTAAAGCAAATGATTTAATATCGCAATTCTACGCAAAGAAGCGTAAGGTCTTGGTGAATTTCACGAAGGGTTACGTTGGCGTCGAAGTAGCCGAGGACGTGGTGCAGGAGGTGTTCATTCGCCTCTTGCAACTTGCCGAGGAAGGGAGAGTTCACTTCATCCAGAACGGAGAGGTGAACTTTTTTTTTGTGTACCGCTCCTGCATCAACCTGTGCATTAAACTTCAAAAGCAAAAGGAGAATTTGCACAAGCTGAACTTTGGGGATATGTACGAGTTGGATGAATGGCTCCGACAACCAGAGAATGAATACAACTACGAGGAGGACGTGGCCTACGAGCAGCTGCTGAACTCCGTCAAGGATCAAGTCGAGGTCATCCGATGGTACGACCGTATGATACTGGAAATAAACCAAGAGATGAGCATCAGCGAAATGAACCGCTCCATCGGCATCTCTCGTGACTCAATTCGCAACACATTAAAACAAGCAAAGAATGAAATCAGAACAAACATCCAAGCCGACTACGAAGCGTGGAAGAAAGCCAAAAGGGGCGGGAGACGTGATTGAAAGCATCACGGAAGCGACAGGAATCAAAGCAGCCGTTGAATGGTTCTCCGAGGTTACTGGAGTTGACTGCGGTTGCGATGCCCGCAAAGAGAAGCTGAACAAGTTGTTCCCTATCAAACAACCGCATTGCCTTGAGCAGGCGGAGTACACGTTCTTGGGAACCGTCTTGGGTAAGCACAAGTTGACCGCCATTGAGCGTGAGGAGATTGCTCGCATTCACGCACGGACTTTCCAGCACAAGATGGTTGTGCCTTGCACCTGCTCCCCTAAATTATGGGCTGGGTGGATTCGTGACCTCCAGAACTTATACGACACCTATGGTGAGTGATGCTCGCTGGGCGCAGTCCAGAGAGGTCGGAAAGCAGGGTGAGGAGAGTTTTGTCTTGGCTTGCGAAGCACTTGGGTACCGCTGCCGAAAGAGCAGCAGGCAAGAAGACATTGAATTGCACATTGACTATTGGGTAACCCGACCGCAAGGGGAGACCTCTGTTGACGTCAAAGGACAGAAGAAGAACGAGGAGGTCTGGGTTGAGTTAAAGAACGTCAGAGGCCACGCAGGGTGGCTCTACGGCCACGCTGGGTACATTGCCTTTGAGATGGCTTCGCTTGGTGGGTTTGTTGTGGTGTCAAGGTCGCAGCTGGCAGAGCTGATTGAGATAACAGTTGAGGAAGTGTTCGTCCGCAGGGACGATGCCTACCTCAAATTGTACCAACGAGATGACCGCCTTGATGTAATTACACGCATTGAATTAAGTGACCTTGAACTTTTACCAACTTTCAAAATCATAAACTATGCCCATTCCAGTTCCCAAGCCCGCTGAAACGCAGGAAAAATTCATCCAAAGATGCGTCTCAAATGACGTAATGAACACGGAGTTTCCCGATGAAAAGCAAAGGATTTCAGTTTGTTACGCCCAATGGCGAAAAAAAATGTAAATAATTTTTGGTGGTCTGGTTTTTTGTTTGTTACTTCGCTTCATCAAACAAGTAAAACCAATCACAATGAAAACCCTACAAGATTATCTCAACGAAGAAGGCGGAGCGAATTATCTTTTCAACTGCGCTATGTATAATTTATTCTCATCTTATAGCGACCGTGAATATGCTTCTATTTGTGGTTCGTTCTATGATGGCGTGGTTACTTGGGCAGACCACAACATTGATGACGTGGAGGAGGTTTGTAATACAAAGTATAAGGGCTGGGTTCTTCACCTTTCGGAAGGTTATGTCGGCAAAGCTTACATCCCTAACTGGGTATTGAACCTTAACGTAAGCAACTATAAGCACGCCAAGTGCTTGTTCAACAAGTACATCAGAAAGGTTAACTAAATCAAAACGGGGAGCAGCATCCGAACAACTGCATCTTAAAACCAATCAAGATGAACAAACTCCAAAACATCATCATCGACATCACCGTCCCTTTGGCGTGGATGCTCATCCTGTCGGCTGCCTTCTTTGCAGTTGTACTCCTTCCTCAAATCATATTCGTTCAGCTATGCGACTGTCAGCCGACTTTCTAATGGACTATGCCGAGCGAATCGGTATCGCCCCAGAGGATGCAGGCCCTCGCACTTGGAATGAAATCTTCGCCGACTGGGCAGGGTTCAAATCCGTAGACGATATGATACGATATGAGCTGCACGTTGATATTGACAACTGCGATGCTCCAGACGGCAAGTTCCACGATGTGGACTTCGTTCACTACCCTTACGAACCAAACCTCCCGTTTGATGTGAACGAGATGTACAAGGCAATAGAGAAGGATTTATGATGCCCCGTATATTCAAAGAGCTTGTGACCCGTGAATGCACGGACTGCAAGGAGGTAGTGGCAGGCAATTACTTCACGCATTGCAAGCGCACCAACAAGAACGAGGTGGTGTACTATCAGCGTTCAGATTGCAAATTCTGTCGAGCAAAGAAGGAACGTGACCGCAGGGCAGCATCCAAAAAAAAGTCAAACGTACAGACCATATGAGAGCGGACATAATACACGGAAACTGTCTGGAGGAACTGGCAAAGATTGACCTCAATTTAATCAATCCAGTATTCGTGAGCGACCCTCCGTTCAATGTTGGGTATAAGTACGCAACATATAAAGACAGAATGAAGGAGGCGCAATACTATCAGATGCTCGCTTCAGTTTTTTCAGCTCATCCTCACGTCTTGATTCACTACCCAGAGCAACTGCACAGGTACTCGATTGAAATTGGAACAATGCCCTCAAGGGTGGTGAGTTGGGTATATAATTCTAACACGGCAAAACAACACAGAGACATCGCCTTCTATAATGTGTCTCCAGATTTCAAGCAGTACGGGCAGGAGTACAAAAACCCAAAAGACAAGCGAATAGCAAAGCGAGTCGAGGAAGGAAAGAAAGCCCGCCTCTATGATTGGTGGCAAATCAATCAAGTCAAGAATGTAAACAAAGACAAGACAGACCACCCCTGCCAAATGCCACTTGAAGTGATGCGGAGGATTGTCGGAGTTCTTCCCGCTGGAGTTACTGTCATAGACCCATTCCTCGGAAGCGGAACAACTGCTCTCGCTTGTAAGCAACTGGGAGTCCCATTCATCGGAATTGAGATGGATGAGAAGTATGTCGAGATTGCAAAAAAAAGAATACAATGAAAACAATCAAACTTCTTGACGGCTCCATCTGGGACACCGTCACCCTCAAAGAGAAGATGCTGGACGATTCGTTCTACTACGGAGACCTCGGCCGCACGGCTCTATCAAGCAGCGCAGCAAAGCTCCTGCTTCAATCCCCAAAGACGTACCACTATGTGACGAAGTACGGACAGGAGGATTCCGATGCCTTCTCCGTTGGGCGTCTGGTTCACTTGATGGTATTGCAACCCGATCTCGTAAAAGAGTACGAGGTCATCGATGTGCAATCCAAGAACACCAAGACGTGGCAAGAGGCAAAAAAAACAGGAGCCAAAATCATCACGGCAAAGGAGTTCAGCGAAGCCGAAAGAATCGCCAACGCACTTCTCCGCAATGAGCAGGTGATGGACTACGTTAACGACTGCGAATACGAAGTTCCCCAAGTGGGAACTATTGGAGGCCTGCCCTTCCGTGCGAAGGCGGACATCTACACGAGCGGGTTTATAGCAGATTTGAAGACCACAACAGACCTTCGTGCCTTCCCCTTTTCAGCACGAAAATATTCTTATGATATGCAAGCGTTTATCTACACCCGACTCTTTGGAGTGCCGATTGACAAGTTCATCTTCATCGCCATCGACAAGGCGTCCCTTGATATTGGAATCTACACGGTCTCTCCAGAGTTCGTGGCGGAAGGAGAGCGCAAAGCGCACGAGGCGATTGAACTGTACAAAGAGTTCTTCCTCGGAAATGACAACCCAGAGCTTGACTCCTACACCATCATCGGTCAACTTTAATCCTTACAAAATGAAAATAGACCACATCGCACACTTCTGGGCAGGTATGGCAATCCTTGCCGTTACGGGTAGCTGGCCGCTTCTTATTGCAGCAGCATTCGGGCGTGAATTAAAAGGCATCCTGCTGGACAAACGAACGGACTACGATGATAGCGTCTGGGACGTGGTATACACTTTGGCTGGTGGCCTTGCTGCAATGTTAGCTCAATTCTTGTTTGCCTTATGAAAGCGATTCTTGAGTTCAATTTGCCCGATGACGAGCAAGAGTTCAGCGATGCGACCAACGGAGGGATGTACAAACACGTCCTCTGGAAACTTGACCAAGACCTTCGTGGAAAGATGAAGCACGGGATGCTGAACGAGTGCGAATACAGTTGCTACGATCAAGTGCGTGAGGACATCCGTAACCTGTTGCAGGTTCACAATTTGAATATAGAATGAAGACACACATCCAAGAACTGATGGCTCTTTATCATCTGCTTGACGAAATCGGTCAAATCATAGATTCCGAGAATAGCGGCCTATCCGCAGAGCAGCGATTGAGCGAGATTGAAAGAACGATAAAAAAACTATTTCAAAACACCAAAGAGAAATGAGCGAAGTCCGCCCCGATCACTACAAGCAAAATAACAAAGAGGTGTGGGAAATGATGCTTGACATCTGGGGGCCTGCTGCCTTCATTGCCTACTGTGAAATCAACGCCTTCAAATATCGAATGCGAGCAGGACGCAAACCCAATAACCCAATCGAGCAGGACATTCTCAAGGCACAATGGTACGAGGGGAAAGCCAGCGAAATAGCAAGAATCGAAAATGAGTAATGCGATTTGGATGCTTGACCTTGAGGTATCGTACACCAAGAGCAAAAAGAAGCACACAAAAAAGGTCTGGGCTTCCTCCAGATGGGAGGAGTTTCGCTCGGTAGTCAAGGACGAGGAGTGCATCGAGCAAATCAAATCCCGCTACGACTTACAGACGGCAACTGACTTCCGCATCACAAAAGTCCTCGGAGCGGTTTATTTAGGTGAGCGTTATGGTAAAACACAAGAAGGTATACTTTG